CCTCGCTCGCAACCTGTACGGGCTGGGCGAGCCTAGTTATCCACAGGGCGTAGTTATCCACAGGACCGTCCGACCCCGGTTTTGGGTTGTCCACAGGCAGGTTGTCCACAGGCAGGTTGTCCACAGGGGAGGTGTCCGCGTGGCCGCTACGAATGCACCGAAGCAGCCGGGGGAACGCCGCCGGAGGAATGTCCCTGAGCGGGGTGAGTGGCAGTCGACGGATCTGATCGGCTGGCAGCACGGAGACCGTCCTGTGGCGCCTGCTGGGCTCATGCCGGCCACGGTTGACGCCTGGGACACGTGGATGGGGGCATGGTTCGCTTCGCACTGGACCCCGGACGATCTTCCCGGTCTCCGGACCCTGATCAGGGTGTATGACCAGGTGGAGCGTGGCGAGTTCCAGCGTGCTGGCGAGCTCCGGTTGCAGATGGACACCTACGGGATCACGCCGAAGGGTCAGCAGGATCGGCGTTGGGCGAGGCCGACGGAGCAGAAGACCGCCGCCACTGTGCGGCAGGTGAAGTCGCGCAAGCTCCGTGCCATCTGAGACCACGGAGTACTTAACTCCAGAGAACACGCCATCGCTTGGCTGGGAACTTCTCGACTGGTATGAGACGTATCTGCGGGTGCCGTCGGGCCGGAACTACGGCAAGCCGCTCCGGTTGACGGATGAGCAGGCGACGTTCATGGTCCGCTGGTACCAGGTGGACCGTCGGGGCCGGTTCCTGCATCGGCGTGGGGCGTCGCGGCGGGTGAAGGGTTGGGGTAAGTCGCCGATGCTGGCGGCGTGGGCGATCGGTGAGCTGGTGGGCCCGGTCGTGTTTGACGGCTGGGATTCTGCGGGGTTACCGGTTGGGCGTCAGTGGCCGACCCCGTGGGTGCAGATCGCGGCCTGTAGTGAGGATCAGACGGGCAATACGTACTCGGCGGCGTATTCGATGCTGGCGGATTCGCCCGCACTGGACGACTTCGGGATCGACCTTGGTAGAACGAAGGCGTTTCTGCGGGATCGTCCGGGGTGTGTGATCGAACCGGTGACCGCCTCGGCAGGTTCCCGGGAGGGCCAGCCAATCACAGCGGCCGTCCTGGACGAGACGCATCTGTGGTTGCCGTCGAATGGTGGCCGGCGTCTGGCTGCGGTTCTGCGCCGGAACCTCGGCAAGGGCGCCGGCCGCTCTCTCGAGTCCACCAACGCGTTCCTGCCGGGCGAACACAGCGTTGCAGAGGACACTCACCGGGCATACGAGAACGGTGAACCTGGCCTGCTGTACGACGCCCTCGAGGCCCCATGGGTCGAAGACCTGTCGGACAAGCGGGCGTTACGCAGGGCGCTCAAGATCGCTTACGGGGACGCCCGCTGGGTTGATCTGACCCGCGTGATCGCCGAGATCCAGGACCCGGCCACCGACCCTGCCGATGCCCGACGGTTCTACCTGAACCAGCTGGTAGCCGGGATGCACGCGGCGGTCGATCCACGCCGGTGGCGTGACCTCGAGGCCGTGGTCGGGGTGCCGGACGGCGCCCGGGTGGGGCTCGGTTTCGACGGCTCCATCCGCTTGGATGCCACCGCGCTCATCGGATGCACCGAAGACGGGCATCTGTTCCCGGTCCGGGTGTGGGAACGCCCGGTGAACGCCGGTCCGGACTGGCGGATCCCCCGGCTCGAGGTCGAGCAGGTGGTCGCTGAGACGTTCGACCGGTACGAGGTCGGCCGGATGTTGTGTGATCCGCCGAAGTGGCAGACCGAGATCGAACGCTGGGCCGAGTTGTATGGCGACGAGACGGTCATGTTCTTCGACACCAACCAGCCCAAGCGGATGTCCGGTGCGTGCGACCGGTTCTCGACCGCTCTGGTGGAGGGTTCGGTGACCCATTCGGGCGACCGGGTCCTCACGTCGCACGTGTTGGCCATGGTCCGCAAGAAGGCGTACGTGAAGGCCGAGGACGAGACGGATGGCCGCACCCGCTATGTGTTCACGAAGGGTGAGGACGGCCGGAAGATCGACGCCGGTATCGGCGCGGTGCTGGCCTTGGAGGCAGCGATGACGATGCCCGAGAAGGCTGCTGCGCTGGTGCCGTTGGCGGCCTGGCGGTGATCGTCGCTCTCATGGTCGCCAGCGGGTTCATGCTGGTTGCCGCGGGCGTATTGGTGACGTTGGGCACGGGGCCGGCGCTGATCGCTGCCGGTGTGCTGCTGACGGTTGGTGCGTGGCTGGTTGAGCTCAAGCTCCGGGAGTTAGCGCGGAGTCAGGCTAAGGCGCAGTAGGAGGCGCGTTCATGAAGCTGCTCGCGCCGCTACTGCGCCCCCAGCAGACCGAGACCCGCTACACGACCGACGACTACGTCAACTGGGTGAACCAGTCGATGGGTTGGGGGAGTTTCGGGTTCCAGGGGTCGCAGTACCCGCTGGGTGTGAACCTGTCTGTCCCGGGGTCGAAGTCGGAACCGATCGAACCCAACCTGCAGGGCCTTGTGGCGCACGGGCTCAAGGGCAATGGGGTCGTGTGGACCTGCATGGCTGTCCGGCTGGAAGTCTTCGCGCAGGCCCAGTTCAAGTTCCAGAGGTTCAACGAGGGCAAGCCGGGACGGCTGTTCGGCACGAACGCTCTCGCACCGCTCGAGGTGCCGTGGCCGGGTGGGACGACCGGCCAGCTATTGGCCCGGATGATCACGGACGTGGACATCGCCGGGAACTTCTACGGTGCCCGCACCGACGACGGGATCGTCAGGTTGCGTCCGGACTGGGTGGACATCGCCCTCGAACCTCTGACGGTGGCTGGCGGCAGGGTCGGGTTCAAGCGGGTCGGCTACCTGTACTACGACGGCGGCAAACGTGACGGGGTCCCGACCGTCATCCTTCCCGACGAGATGTGCCATTTCGCCCCGAAGCCCGATCCGGTGGCTTCGTACCGGGGGATGACGTGGTTGACACCGATCGTGCGTGAGGTCATGGGGGACACGGCGTACGCCCGCCACAAGGTGGCGTTCGTGGACAACGCCGCGACCCCGAACCTTGCCGTGTCGCTCCCCAAGGAAATGCCGCTCACGAACGACCAGTTCATTGCGTGGGTCGACACGATGAAGAAGCAGGAGAGCCAGACCCAGCGTGGCCCGCAGAATGCCGGCAAGACGCTGTACACGGCCAACGGCGCCGATGTGACCGTCGTGGGCGCTGACATGAAGCAGCTGGACTTCAAGGTCGTTCAGGGTGCGGGCGAAACCCGTATCGCCGCAGCTTCCGGTGTCGGCGCGGTGATCGCCCAATTCTCCGAAGGTCTCCAGGGGTCGTCGCTGAACGCCGGGAACTATGGGGCGTCACGCCGCCGGTTCGGTGATGTGCCGATGCGGTTCCTGTGGCAAGAGGTCTGTGGTGCTCTTTCGCCGCTGGTGGCGGTCCCGCGTGGTTCCCGGCTCTGGTATCTGGGCGACATCCCGTTCCTGCAGGAAGACGCCATGGATGCCGCCGAGATCATGAGCCGCAAGATGCTGACGGTCGAATCGGGGATCAGGGCCGGTTACACCCCCGATTCGATCACCGCGGCGGTAGACGCCGAGGACGTGACCCTCCTGGAGCACACCGGCCTGTTCTCTGTCCAGCTCCAGCCCCCTGGCACCGAAACCCCGCCGAGCACTCCCGCAGAGGAGGACGTGACCAATGGCGAGTGACGCACCCCGTGACGACCTCGTCCGGTCGGCCCCCTTCCAACTCGAGCGCGCCCAAGGCGACGACGGGCTCACCCTGACCGGCCACGGCGCCGTGTTCAACCAGTGGACCACGATCGACTCATGGGAAGGCCACTTCCGGGAACGGATCGCCCCCGGGGCGTTCAAGAAGACGCTCCAGGAGAACGGTTCCCGGGTCCGCCTCCAGTTCGACCACGGCCAACACCCCCTCATCGGATCCTTGCCCATCGGAGCGATCCGCAAACTCAAAGAAGACGGCAAAGGCCTCTACGTCGAAGCCCGTCTAGCGGACAACTGGCTGGTCCAACCGGTCCGTGAAGCCATCGAAAACGAGTCGATCGACGGCATGTCGTTCCGGTTCTCGGTCGTCGCCGAACGGTGGGACGAACCAGACGACAAGCTCCCTGAGCGGACGATCACCGAGGTGCGGCTCATGGAGCTCGGACCGGTGGTCTGGCCCGCCTACGAGGGCACCGACATCGGTGTTCGCTCTCTCGAGTTGGCACGCAGTCTCATGGCCGCCGACGACAACACCAGGCGAGAGATCGCCACGATCCTTCTCCGGGGCGAAGACCCCGACCCCGAGGCCGCCGAAGGCACCTCGGATCCCGACACTCACCCCTCCGAGGCCGCCCAGGAGGGCACCTCGCAGGAACGAGCCGTCACCGATGACGAGCCGGCCGAAAGCCACTCGCGCTCCGACGACCCCAACGGGTCGTCTCCCTACCAGCCCGCGCAGCGACCGTCGCTGACTCTCGAACGGATCCGTGAGGACCGCAAGAAGAGCGCGGCCCGTGTCGCTGCCGCCAGCGCGAAGGAGCGCACCCATGAGCGTCGAACTGACGCATACGCAGGCCGTTCACCGGCTGCGTGACATCGACGACGAGCTCGAACGACTCTCCGCCAAGGCCGAGACCGACACCGGTCTCTCCGACGAGGACGAGACCTACTGGGCCGAACTGATGCGAGAGTCCGGCGAGGTCGACGAGCATCGCAAGTCCCTCGAGCGCAAGGCCGAGAAGGCCCGCCACGAACTCCGCGTCAAGGCCGTCCGCGGCAACACCGGCCTGGCCGTCGAAGCCGGCGCCGCCGGCAGCGACAAGGGCGAACTCGATCGCGACATCCTCGACCCCGACTCGATTGAAGACCGCCGGTTCAAGAACCCGTGGGACCTCTCCGAGATGCGGACCTTCAACCGCACCCCGTCCGAGGTCGGCACCGAGCTCCGGTCCCGGGCCCTGTCGGCGATCGAGACCATGCCCGGCATGAACCAGGCCCGCCGCGAGGGTGCCACCAAGATCGTCGAGCAGTTCGACGACGAGCAGGGCTCCCTGTCCCGCCTGTGCCTGGAGTCCTCGGCTCCCGCCTACCTCCGGGCGTTCGCCAAGCTGGCCCGCGGCCAGCAGCACGGCCTGAGTACCGACGAGCAGTCCGCCGTGGACCGTGTCATGGGCGTGGCCCGTGCCATGTCGCTCACCGACGGCTCCGGCGGCTACCTGGTCCCCTTTCAGCTCGACCCTACAGTGATCATCACCTCTGACGGGTCCCGGAACGACATCCGCCGGGTGGCTCGCCAGGTCGTCGCCACCGGCGACGTCTGGAACGGCGTGTCGGCCGGTGCTACCTCGTGGTCCTGGGACGCAGAGGCCGCCGAGGTGTCGGACGACGCATCGACGTTCGTGCAGCCCACGATCACCATCTACAAGGGCGCCGGTTTCGTGCCGATCTCGATCGAGGCGGCGATGGACGAAGCCAACGTCGCCAACGAGGTCGGGCGACTGCTCGCCTTCGGCAAGGAGACGTTGGAGGCCGGGGCGTTCGCCACCGGCACCGGCTCACAGCCCCAGGGCATCGTCACGGCGCTCACCGGCACCTCGTCGGAGATCAACGCCGCAGCGGACGACACGTTCGCCATCGGTGACGTCTACACCATCCAGGGTGCTCTGCCGGCCCGCTACCGGGCCGATGCCGTCTGGCTGGCCAACAACAGCATCTACAACCTGATCCGCCGCTTCGACACCGCGGGTGGCGCCGGGCTGTGGACCACGCTGGGCAACGATCGGCCCCAGCAGCTGCTCGGCCGTGACGCCCTCGAGTCCGAGGGCATGGACGCCACTGTCACCACCTCCGGTGCGGTGTCGAACTTCATCCTGATCTTCGGCGACTTCTCGAACTACGTGATCGCCGACCGGATCGGGATGACCGTCGAGTTCATCCCTCACCTGTTCCACACCGGCAACAACCGGCCCTCCGGGTCGCGTGGCTGGTACGCCTACTTCCGGGTGGGTGCGGACAGCGTGAACGACGGCGCGTTCCGGATGCTCGACGTCCCGTCCGCGGCCTGATCTGACGAAGCGGTATCCCCCGGGACAACGGCGTCCTGGGGGGAACTGCATCGGAAAGGCTCATTCCATGAAGACGACCGTCTACAACAACCTGCTCGCGTTCCAGACCGTCACCGCCGCCAACCGCACCAACGGCACAGTCAATGGGACGTCCGTCAACTTGTGGGCCCATACGGTTGGCCGCCAAAAGTTTGGTGGAGCGATGGCGCTCGTTCAGACCGGCACCATCACCGACGGCACCCATACCGTCGAAATCCAACACTCTGACGACAACTCGTCGTTCACCGCCGTCCCAGATGCCGAGCTGCAAGGCACCGAACCCGCCATCGCTGCCGCCAACGACAACGTCATCTACGAGGTCGGGTACACGGGCACCAAGCAGTACCTGCGTGTCGCGGTCGTCACCTCGGGCGCCACAACCGGAGGCACCTTCGGGGCCGTGCTTCTGCTCGGACTTCCGCGACGATTTCCGGTAGCGCACAGCTAATGAGGGTGTTGCGGTCCTGGCCGCGGTCCGTCCCTGAGGGCAGATCACATGTGGTCGATGACATCGACCGGTTCGAGGTCGACGGCTACGACTACCGGCGACTCGCCATGGTCCGAGACGACGTCCTGCTCATCGAATGGGACCTCGCAGTTGACCCCGACCAGTTCGCCGGATTCGTGGACCGGGCCAAGCAGCAGCCCGAACGGGTGAGGGTGGCCCCCTACCGGCTCTACTACCAGTACGCCGACCAGACCGTCTGGGGCGACCACAAACCGGGGCTGGTCTGGGCGCACCGGCGATACACAGAACCCGACCGGCTCCGGTGGGTCGCAGACAACGACCAGACCTGCCACCTCTTCGGGTTCGGTCTCACCTACCTGCCTTTCGAGCTCCTCGCCGGGTTCTGCCTAGACGAAACCGGACCCCTGGGCGATTCGTCGTTCTCCCACTGGCACTACCGGCATGCCGACGATCCCGAGGT